CTGAGGTTGTACACCAAACAGCAATAAGAATGGCTGAAAAGTATATGACATCACTACGCATAGGAGAACGCAATGTCTAATGTAATAGGTAAAGCATTTGAAAATGATGAAGATAAATGGATTGATAGATACAAAGAAGTTATAGCTACACTAGAAAGTATGTCAAATATTGGTATAAGTATTAATATAGATACATTTAATGAGATGAATGATACAGAAAAAGATATACACCTTGACGCACTTGCATTAGAAATAATTAAACATGAGTGGGAACAACATGCTAGATAGTTTCTGCTCAAAATTAAGATTGTTCTTATTGTATTTTCTTTTGCCAATCATGGTTGCATTAGTTTTATTTGGCATACTAGAAATTATAATTGATCTATTATTCTGGAGTGGCTATGAGTAATAAAGATGCATTTGAAAAGTTTGACCAAGACAATCCGCAAGTATGGAAGCTGTTTGTTCAGTTGGTTATAAAACATATTAATGCAGGACATAAGCGAGGATCAGTTGAGTTTATATTTAATATCATGAGATGGGAACACGACATGGAAACAACAGATCCGTTTTATAAAATTAATAATAATCACAAACCATTCTATGCACGCAAGTGGATAAGGTTTTGTAAAGAACAACCAGACACTAAATGGTTACGTGTTGTTGATTATTTTCAAACAAGAGAGAGTCAGGCTGATGATCTCTGGGGGTGATTATGAAAGATAATATAGGTTGGTACATTACATTTGTAGTACTAGGTATAGCTTGGTACATGATTATTACAGCATGACGTATAAGGAATTGGTGTTCACTCTCATAGCCAAGAGAAAAAAATATGGGGTAGATACTATGACAGTATCGCAGATGATTGGTGTAGCTGACAGTTCAGTAGGTAGTTGGGAGCGTATGCAAAAATGTCCTAATGGTATGAATCTACTAGCTTGGTGTAATGCATTAGAGTTAGAGTTAGCACTCAAAGAATTAGAATCACAATGTCCAGAAGACTTTGAAGCATCAGATGATGTGATAGCCTGGACTCAACAACAGGATATAGATTATGAAAGAGAAAGAGATAAGTTCATCGACTACTACTCAGCAAAAGGAAGGACAGCCAGAAGTTGGCAATCCATGTTTAAGCTTTGGGTTCGTAGGTCAGTCGAGTTTAGGGCAGAGTCAGATCGAACACGTGCAACATATGATAAGACTTCGCCCACCTTTGTTCGAGAACGACGTAAGCGAATCCTTGATATGTCAAATGTATCGAGTAAATTTCTTGAAAGAAAAAGTAAAGACGAGTGAGTTTACTGTAGCCGTAGCCAAGTGCGAGGATCTACTCAAGCCATGTGCAGTAAGTGATGTGCAGATAATGCTTGAGACTATATGCTCTACCTTTAGTTGTTCAGCACCAGAAGAACTAGGACTCAAAACATATTGGGAGTTACTCAAGAAATATCCTGCTGGATTATTTCCATATGTAACTCTACATATATGTGCCACTTACAAATATCCAAGACTACCAATGCCAATGGAGTTTCTAACTTATCTTGATGAAGAGTACGCCAAGTGTCATAGGTTTTTGCATGACCTTAAAAATGCAGGAGCTTGGGCTTTGCAATTAGAACAAACACAGAGTAAAATATAGAACATGAGTGTAGTCAAATATATAGATATAGATAGACACAAAGGGATTGGTGGTTCAGATTCACATGCTCTTATGGGTACAAATGTTACGCCCATACTTGAGTTATGGGAACTAAAAACATTGCGTAAGCCTGGAGTGGATTTATCTAACGTGTTACCAGTACAAATAGGCACATTGACTGAGGACTTTAACCTTAGTTGGTTTGCTAAGCAGACTGGTATACATACCGAACCATATCCACAAGAATATATCAAAGTAGATTTTAGAATGGCACACTTTGATGGCTGGTGTCCACATGAGAACGCTATCATAGAGTGTAAGCACACTAACCATTACAATAAGTTAGAGAATGTAAGGGCTAGATACTATGCGCAGATCCAGCATTACTTAATGATGGCAGACCTTGATGTCTGTTATCTATCAGTATTGTTTGGTAATGCACGATGGGAATACTGTGCTATCCCATCACATCAGGACTATCAAGAGATCCTAGCTTATCGTCAAGAAAAGTTTTGGGATATGGTAGTAAACAACATAGAACCAACCGCAGATAATACTGCATGGAGACTGTATGAGTAAGATGAATATACCTGACGAAGCTGTCAAGATATTTAAAGAGTTAAAAATAAATGGAGCAGAAGCTACATGGGATTGTCATGGCACACCTGTTGTATTGCATAAGTATATAGAAATCATAGGAGCTAAACTTAATGTAAGTATAGATAGCCTAGATGTTATAGAAGCTAATGCTAAAGATGGTATAGTCAGCATGAAATGTGTAGCCTCAATCAAAGATAGACAAGTTATATCCTATGGTGAGTGTAGTCCTAAGAATAATAAGAACGCCTATCCGTATGCTATGGCAGAGAAGCGAGCAGTAGATAGATGTATCTTAAAACTTGCTAACCTACATGGCTTTGTTTATTCAGAGAATGAGATAGATGACAAAGCACCATCAAGCAAACCTAAAGTAGCAGAGAAAAAAGTAATTAGTTCCGAGCCTACTGTTCAAATGTTTATTGATGAAATGAGTCATAAACAAACGTATACAGAGTTTAATACTACTGTTAAGAAATATCAGGGAGCTATGATTATAGCTAAGAAAGATGATCCTGAATTATTTGAAGAAGCTAAAACTAAATACGAACTAATCAAAGCAAACCATACGAGAGGTATAAATGTACAATAAAATAACACTAATAGGTAGACTAGGTAGAGATGCTGAATCTAAAGAATCTAAAACAGGCAACAAATATTGGAAGTTTAGTATTGCTACCAATGAATGGATCTCATCTAAGGGTGAAGAAGAAACAACTTGGCACAACATCACATGCTTTAATGATTATGTTGGTAAGCAACTTGATGAGAAAGGCAAGGCAGGTACTCTGCTTTATGTAGAAGGCAAGCAAGCATACAATACTTACACTAATAAGGACGGTCAAGAAGTTACAGCAGGTCAGGTAATTATGGATAGATTTGGATCTGTATGTAAAATCATGGAGAAGGGTGCGCCTAAAGCTAGTGGCAATGTCAAAGCAGACAATGACTTTGATGATGACGTACCATTCTAGGAGGAGTAATGAAAGTTAAAGCAAGACAAAGAGATGTTTATTACTTTATCAAACATTTCATTGCAGCATACAAAGCATCACCTACATATAAGGAAATATGTGGGGGGTGTCGCATTAAAAGTAAGAGTCATGCCTATGGTTTAGTTAAACATTTAATTGATGAAGGGTACTTAGAAAAAACTAAAGACACCAATCTTAATCGTCAGTTGAAGTTAACTAAAAAAAGATATAGGATCATGGTGTAAACACCTCGAGTTTACCACGCTAGGTTAGTTTATTTTTTTCATTGCCTGGCGATTCCTAAACTTCCCCCACTAGCTGGGGGTTTTTTTTGTCAAATCAACGAGAAGATATCTAACATAAAGATACAAAAAGATTGGTATATTTGGTATACGATTGGGTAGGGGTATATATTTACGGCTGTATATGGGCGACTGAGGGCCTCTAAATTGTAAGGTTTGTTCTAATTCTTAGCGAATGGCATCCATTCTTCTATTTGCTCATCAGTCATGGTAGATTCTGGTATCGGACAGCCTGAAATAGAATTAATTCCTTTGCCAATTAATATGATTCCAAGAAATAAAGCTAACACAATTAAAAAATCTTTCATCTATCGTCTCACTAATGAACCACCAAAATATAATCCTATAATACTAGACACCACATGCGTATCTAATGGTGTGATTACTAATCCACCTAATGGTTTCCACAATGTCATGTCAGTACTGCTACTAAATATCCAGAATCCTTTGGATACTGATTCGGTATAGCCAACAAAGATATCCATGTTAGGATCTATGAATGGTGCTAACTTAGGTAGGACTATGATTGCCATAACACACATCAAGGCAATGTATCTTCTAGTGTTCTTAGTGAATTGATCTGTTACGTTACGTGCTTTGTCAAACTGTTTGGATTGGAAGTCTGCTCTTTGCATTAACATCTTTTGTTGCTCAGCTTTATCTTTACTAGCTTGAGCCATGATACCAAGAATACCACCCAGTACAGTTGATGCACCCATTGATAGTAGTTCCATTGGTATACCCATGTTATCTCCCTAACGGATTGTCATTCAAAACTTTATATAATTTTTCAAATTCTTTCTCACTCCAGGATGTCATGCTTTCTTCTACATCTGATATCTCATCGTAGACTTCTGATATATCTAACTTCATTTCTTTAAGTTGAGATGATTGAGTTTCTACAATACCTTCTAGCTTTGCTATTCTATCTAACAGTACAGAGGTATCAGCCTTCTTAATCTTGCCTAGCCTGGCATTAATCTTTTTTACTTCGTCTACTGTATTTTGGAGCTTTGAATCGTTTGCGCTCATTTTGTAAATTATGCCACCTGCGGCTGGTATTATTGTCAAGACCAGCGATAGTAATACTGCTGGTGTTAAGGTTATACTCTTGCTCCCCTCCATATATCTGCTCCTGTCTGAGACTAATCGTTTCCACGATAGTAATACTATCTTGAATTATTTGCAAATAAGCTATAGGTAATGGTAGTTGCTCTATAGTTTGAGGCTTTGTAGTACTGACATCAAGCGTAGTCTTAGGCCTGCTAGTATTTTTTTTAGCTGTGTTTGTAGGTCTATTAGCTTGAACGTTATCTTTTGTTTTAGATTTAGATTTAGTGCTGTTGGTTCTGGCATCACTACTTTCTTTTGTTTTGGTTGTTGCAACTGTTGTTGTTTCTTTTGGCTCATCGCTTTGGTTGGCATCGGCTGTACTTTCTTTGGTCTCCCTCTCCCCCTTTTCTTTTGGCTTTGGCTTTGTACTGGTGTCTCGTACGTTGCTTCCTTCATCTGTTTTTGTCTCAGCGATTTCAATTTTGCTTTTTGTTTCTGGCTCAATTTTCCGTCTTTCATCTGTAGTCTCCACCATCTCTGGTTGTTGTGGTGGTTCTTCAACCACTATTTCTTGAATCTCTTGTATAGGTTCTACCTCAATCGTGCCGCTCATGTCAACAGGGATCTCTGTTGGTGTTGGCATCTCAATACTAATCTCAGGCATACTAATATCAATGACAGCTACTGGTTGTATCTCTGGTATTTCTGCTACTATACTATCGATACTAGGTAGAGTAGGCACATCCTGAATAAGGTCTAAGGTAATTTCAGTAGATAGTTCAAGGCCACCAATCATAGGTTCTTCTACTACTATTTCTTCTATGATTGCTATCTCCTCAATGACTGGTTCTACAACAATAGGTTCTACAACGACAGGCTCAACAACGATTGGTTCAATGATAACGATTGGTTCAACTACAATAGGCTCAACAACAGGAGCTACATAGTCCTGGTAAGTTACCATTAATTCATAGTTGTCAGTAATAGGACCAAGCCATGAGTTTGAGTTACCAGTATCTACGCCTGATAATTCAAAGTTAATCGCTACATTATCGGTGAGAAAAGTATCATTGATAGACTTAGTAAAAGTATGATGTGTCCAACCATCTTCATAAGGTACAGCAATAGTATGGCTAGATATTTCTGTAGTTGTGCCATCCGTAAAAGTTATATTAGTTACTATAGTGTCGTCACCACCAGCAGTACACCAACCATTAGGTGTATTGCCACAACCATACCCATTGTATTTTATGGTATACGATTTGATTTCTTTGCCTTGCTCTATACCAGTTAGATTAACCAGTTGCGATATGGTAGACGTTTGTCCTTTGAATCTTACAGTAGGACTGTTGCCTGCATCACTATAAGAATTACTATCACGCCTAACATTACTATCTGAAAGAGTCCACCCATTTGTATTCTCGTTAAATGTATTGTTAGTTAGTAGGTTGTCCGTAGTTTCCTCTGCTGATAGGTTTATCCACATCAAACTTAACAGCATTAGTTGTAGGCATCTTAATAACATTGTTCTCCTCATCTAATATACCACGCTTACGATACTCGGCAATAGCTTCATCACCTATCTTACCATTGATAGGACAAGGTGAGCCAGCCGCTATCATACTTTTAAATACTCTAGGATCTTGACATAACATAGCGGTCGCACTTATTTTCATCCCTAGCTGAGCCAAAGCCCTACTGAGTTTGATGCGCTGACAGTTTTTATCTTCTACATGCACACCACCTGAGATACCAAACCATCCACCTGAAATACCACCTGCTCTTACCACTACACAGATATCAGAGTACGCACCTGATGCACCCATAGATGGTACGGATGGTGGAGATACTGGCATATCTTTGTAGTGTATATTGGATGTGTTATCGGCTGCTTGACACTCAGCAATGTAGGCTAGGACTATAGCAAGTATTACTATAAAGGCTAGGCTGCGCATACATTAATCTTCCAACTCTTGTGCTGTTGGTTGTGTTTCAGTAGGGTGATTCCATGAAGCAATGTAATCTTCACCGCCATCATTTTGTACAATTATATTTGTAACAAAATCTATGTCTGTTACACCTGACTTTAATGTTTTAATTTTTTCTACTAATGTTGCCATGTTAACTCCTTATATAAGTGCCTTGAAAAAATTTTAATTCTCCGCCAGCACCTGTATTTGTGCTTCCGCCACTATTCTGATAAACATATAATTCCACATAATCATCTGCATCTAAATAAATTAATGCTGATACACCAGTTTCCATACCAAAACCAGTTACACCTGTACCTTGTGCACCTCTTTTATAACCACTACCATTTTTATAAATGTTTATAACACAAGCTCCTGATGTTGCTCCAAAATAAAGTCCGCCACTTATCTGATAGTATCCTGCAACTGTTGGTGTAAATCTATCACTAGCAAACTTACCATCTGTATCAAATTCTTCTGTATCAAATGTAAGTTTAGTCCAAGAAGCATTACCTATACTTTGTGCAGGACCATGAGCTGAAAATGCAGGACCAACAACATTAACACTAGATGTTACTGCTGGTATGGTTACTGTATTAGTGCCTGCTGCTGCTGGTACATCAACCGTTACTTGTCCTGAACTACTACCTTTAATTACTAGTGCCATTAGTCTGCCTCCGCTATGGTGTTACCGTCTGCTACCCATTCTTGTACAGTTTGATAGTCTGAATTATCGCTAACCATTGGTACATCCCACCAAGCATCATCTTGTAGAGTAACTCGTACAATAGTAGTATCTTCTCCACTCATTACTGGCGGTAATTTTTTAACTGTTTTTATATTGTCTTTGTCCATTATAACTCCGCACTATAAATTAAACTTGCATCACCTGTCTTGAAAGTAACTAAAATACCTTGATTCAAAGCAGTTACTCCACTAGCTGTCCAGTCTATTGAATGTGAGTATTTAGTAGATACTGCCGTAGCACTACTAGCTGCCGTTGGTGTTCCATAAGAACGAATAAAATCTCCTGTTGCTGTAAAACTTGGAGCTGACCTCATTGGTGTTTGAAAAAAATATGCTCCACGAAATACATTAGCATCTACCCCATGTGCCATCATAACAGGACCATAGTTTGCTTCTTTAATAATTGCTTTACAATATCTTTCACATCTAGCTAAATTATCACCATAAGATTCATGTTGGAATGGTGGTATGCTGTTAGCATCGAAAGTTCCTTGTTCTAATTGTACCCCAGCTAAAAAAACAAAATCAGTATTGGCTAAAGTACCTGTTGCAAACTCAATACTTAATGAAGTAACATTTGTAGCTACAGAAAA